TTAAAACCACCATCATTAGCAATTCTAGATTCAGGAACACTAAGTGCTCTATAAAGTTTCTTCTGGAAATACTCAATATCAGCAAGTTCTCCAAGGTTTTGTCCACCTGGAAGTGTTGTGATTTCAGTTCCTCTACCACCTTCTCTTCTAGGTAACCAGAAATCTTCCATCATAGACATGAACTTTCTGTCATCTCTAACTTCACCAGTGTTAGCATCATATACTAACTTGTTACGATAACGCATCATAACATCACGAAGATATTGTTCTGCTTTTACCTTTGGAAGATTACCAACATCAATGTAGAATATTCTTCTTTCTGGTGCTCTTGACAATCTATAAATTACAAGACTATCCTCAATCATTCTAAGTTGATTAAGTGCTTTGATTGCTTTATGGAGATATGATAAACAAGTTCCTTTATTTCTATCAAATAAACCAGAGGTTACATAAGTAATTGAATCTTTTGCAATCTTGATTGAACCTTTAGTATTAGATCCACCACCTAACATTCCTGTTGGATAATTTGGTTTAGGTGTATAAATGTAATACTCTTCAATTTCTGGATAGATATCTTTTTGATTTCCTTTAAATACGTTTTGGAGATCTACTCCACCTAACTGTTTGTTCTTATCTTTCTTTTCCTGACGAACAAATTTCATCTTCATCGGATCAATATATCTGATCTCTTGAATACCATCTTGTGGTTTTTTAGTATCAATTACTTTTAGATAAAATAATCTCCCATCTACATACCAATTTCTAAACATCTCATGGGACTTTTTATCAAAGTCCAACATTTCTTTAATTGATTTAAATTCCTTTCTAATTGTATCTTTTACCTTATCACTGGCATTTACATTAGACAATTCTATTTCTACTGGAGAATCGTATAGATCACTAACAATTGCTTCATTAACAACATCTTCAATCGCACCATCCGCTTCTGGATGAAGTGCCATTTCTCGATATCTTCTTATTAAATCATATTCTGTTTTATATACACCTTCAATATCTACATATTGACCATAAAAACCAGATTGAATATAATAATCAACCCCGTCCTCGTTTGAAGGAGGAACGGGGGATACCACAGAGGGAGCCTTATTTTGGCTGTCGTCAATAGAGAATCCAAAAAGTTTTGCCATTGTATAATTTTTGCCTACTTTTCTATTATAGCACTATTTAGCTAATATTTTCACCACCTGAATTTGCACCTATACCTTTAAGTGCTTCCCACCACTGAACTTGGAATTCAACAGTGAATTCTTCTATTTGATCAGTAGATTCATAAGAAAGATCTATTTGACTTATTTGAGTTGGAAATACATCATGGAACTTATAAGTTCTAAGTGTAGATCCATCACGATCTAATTGATGAACATATGCATCTGGTTGATAGATTGCTGGATCTTGAGCACCAGTAGCATCTTCCATTTTATTGATAAGGTTCATCCACTTCTCAAATGCTGAACGAATTGAGAAATCAACATCATTGAGGACTGTAACCGTCCATGTATCAAAGGTTCTATCACCTGCTATCTTAAGAATCCTACCTCTAAAATTAACATCAATTGGTGTGATGTTTGATGCAGGAAGAGCAGCTGCCTTTATCATGAACCTTGATCTTTCCTTAGTATCATTATCTATCTGAGTTTCATTTGGAAAAGCAATTTCTACTTCAAAGAGATTCGGTCTAGTTCCACCGCCAGCAAGTTTGCTTTTGAACCCAGTGATTGTTCTTAATGGTGGTTTGTTAAATTGGGTTGCCATAGTTCTTTATACCTTTAGTTAAACTGTACCTATAACTTCTTCAAATGAGATGCCAGTTCTGGTGGCAACAAATGTAAGACCAATGAAGTTAATTGACCTTGCAGGTTTAATGAAGATGTCTGCTACAAACTCGTTATTATCTATAACAGCAGCAGTGTTATTTGTCTCATCACAAACAACTCTGAAGTCTTGAATACCTCTCTTTGATTGAACATCACGTAAGAAAGGTTCAACAATATTTACAAAGTTAGTCCTTGTAATCTCATCGTTGAATTCAAACAATTGATCTTTTGCTGCTGCTTCTATAGCATTTTCAAGGTAGATAAACAATCTACGAACGTTAATACGATCAAATGCAGATGCCTTACCAGTTCCAGTCTTATCTCCAAATAAGATAATTCCTGCTCCTGGTGAGAAGATAACTGGGTTAATTCTATTTGTATAGAGTTTGTCTCTTTGTAATTGATTTGGATTATATCCAAGTTTTACAGCATTTAATACTGCACCTCTTGCAGTACCTGCTGGTGAGAACCAAGGGAAGTTATTAATATCATTCCTAGCACACATTCCAGCAAGATCTCCATTTAATGGAACGTAACGGAATGAGTTTGAGAATCTATCAAACATATACTTATATCCACTATCGAATACTGCATATGTTGATGATGTAATTGGAGCATAAAATTCAATAACTTCATCTGTGATATCCGAAGATGATTTTACATCTACAGTATCTTTTCCAGCATTAGTAATAAATGTATTCTTATGAGGAGAAACAAACGCAATTGCATCTTTTCTAAGTTCAGCAACTGAAATTGCTTTATTTGCAAGTGCTTTAGTTTCATCTTCAGTAAGACCTGCTGATGATCCCATCAATATGAAATCAACATCATATTCTTCCTTATTTGCAAATAAATCATATCCACTAGATAGACTACTTAGAGATGCTTGTAATGAACCTCCCTTATCAGTAGTTGAACCAATACCAGCAGCTCCATTATAATCCAGACCACCTGTCATCCCAATAGCAACATTACCATTTGCACCAAAAGTAATACCATCTGCATTTTGATCCCAATTGATATCATCTTGTTTTGCAAATCCCTCCCCAGAACTCTTAAATCCTGTCGTAGTAACACCAGCAGGACCACCTAATGCAAAAATATTATTAGATGCATTTAAGAGGTACTTTCTCCAGTATGATGGTGACCCAACAGAGAATTCAGCATCTTTTGCTTTTGAAAGATTTAAATGCTTCTCAAGAATTGTTCCTGCATTACCAGTAACCTTACCTTTATCATCAATAACTACAACATGAACCTCATCAAATCTTGAGTTTCTTAGTGATGCATATGAAGATGTTCCTGGTCTATCTGCTATTTGATCCCAATTTAGAGTGCTTCCGTCATTGAGAGTAATTGTTTGAGCATTAAACCAATCTGTAGCCGTACTACCAAACGTAGTAGTTCCAATACCAGTTCCAGAGTTATTATAAACCGTTACAGTACTAAGTCCTGTAAATTGATATATTCCAGATGCTTCATAATCTTTTTTAGTTTCTACTTCATTCTCATCTACGTGAGAAACTAATTTAACTGCAATTTCAGTAGAACCAATACCAGCAGCAGTTCCAATTCCAGTAATAATACCTTTAAAGTAACCTTTAAGTTCACTTGTTGATCCTGCACCTGGTAAAATTGTATTTGCTGGAACTGCTTGAGTAATACCAAAACCAACTTTTATATCGTCTGTAAAACTAGAATCTGTTCCTATTGCTACAACTTGATCTGCAAATCCATCTATAATTGCAACTTTTAATCCATTTGCCCAAGAACCTGGATTTCTTCCTACAAATACTTTATCTGCTACAGTATCATCATCATATCCTTTATTGATATAATCCTCTACACTATTAATTGTTATAGTTCCAGATGTACCAGCATTGCATCCATCATTAACTTCTGCTCTAACAACACTTAATCGACCACCATATGCTAAGTATGATGATCCAACCATCCAAGTTTCTACCTGATTATCAGCATCATTACCATACGGTTGACCAAAATTATCTATTAAGTCTTGCTCATTTTCAATTGTTATAGGTATATTAACAGGTCCCTTCTCAAAAGGTGCCACTAAAGCAGCAGTTTTATCAGTGGCAGAATTAACTCTACCAATAGTTAAATCAACCTCTCTAATCTGAATACCTGGAGATGCTAAATTTATGGGCATCTTTTACTCTCCGAATCTCGAAATCTTCTGAAATTATTTATTAAAATGCTCTTTTTCAATGGGGAAACATTGCATGAACACTACCAATCGGGGTATTGCCAATCAATAAATGGTGCTCTTTTCTTTCTATTCTCTACTATTCTTTTAATCGTACATACTTTACACTCATATGAATATGATGATGCTGTAGCACTATTTTTACGTATTCTATAAAAACCTTCAACTAAATTCTTTTCTTCTCCACATACTCGACACTTTCTATCATTGAGCAATAAATGCCCAAGTTTTAATTGATCATCAAATTCCATTATAATACTTGTATTACTCCATAACAATCAGGTATCTCATGCATTAATTTACTTTCTATTCCTTGTTTTAAAGTAATAGCACTCATAGCACATGTAGAACAAGCACCACCTAGTCTTACCTTAACAAAGTTTGTTTCTTCTTCTATTTCTACAAATTCTAACCATCCACCATCTGCTTCAATATATGGTAGAAGTTCTTCTAAAACTTTAATTACGTTTTCTTCAGTCAGTTCCATTTCCCAAATAATCGATAAGTAAATAAATCCACGTAGCAAATAATACCATTATAGTAAATATTCTAAGATTTTCCCAGCTAACTACAATCATCGATAATCCCACATATAAGAACGATCACCATACTCATCAGTATGCCATCTATCTCCTTCACTGTCAACAAAACTATCCATATCTTCAAATCCATCAGCAATAAATCCAAATGGTGCCATATCTTGCTCTATTTGATTTTTCTGCTCTTCATAAATTCTCTTACGAACATCATTGTCCGTCATTTCTTTAAAATAATCTTGTGCAACTACCCAAGCAAATATAACAAGACACATTGCTAAGTCATCATTACATCCTTCTTCTGCTTC